AGGGCCCGTTCTTTCATTCGTTCATGGCCTACCGGGTAGCAGAGACGTCGCATGCCGCGGAGCACGTGAACTCTACGGAGTCACCGAACAGAGACCGGTCGAACCTACCAAACGTGTACCTGCCTCCTGTGGGGACCGTAGCCGTGACGTCCTCCACCCCATAGCCGGCCACGGTAGCCGTGGTCACGAACGTGACAGTGACAGGAGACGCTCCCGCGGAGTTGTCCACGGTGAGCTGTACGCCCTCTACGTTCGACACGACGTTTCCTTCAACTAGGTCCGCCGGCACAACACTTGGTGTGTTCACGCCAGTCTGAGACACCCTTACGGGTGTAAGAGCAGTAGCCATAAGGCATTCCTCATTCCTCTAAGGGTAATTCATTCTTGCAAAGCGGATGGGCCGGCGGGGAATTCCGGAGGGAATTCGGGGAATTAGGGGGGCCGGCGGGCGGAGCCGGGGAGGGCTCAGATCAGTTACGGCCGGGCCTCGAATCGCTCAGAATTTCTGAGTCTGGTTTCAAACCATAGATTTAGCCAGATCCACTGATATTTGAAACGCCGTATGTGACTCGCGCGCGGGGGCGCCTGAGCGCCTGCCCGCCCGTATGCCCGCGCGAGAGCCCGACCCCCCGAACCCTGCCTAGTCGGCCTTCGGCACCTTCAGCCGATCCCAGGAAGCCTTGCCCGGCCAACCATCAGCAGCCCGGCCGCGGTACCCAAGCTTGAGCTGCCACTTCCGGTAGCTCTTCCGATCCACCTCGGTCCACTTGGGGCCAGGACCAGAGCGGTAGGCGGAACAGCCTTCCTGGACCAGGCGCTTGCCCATACGGGTCACCAGGTCGGACTTGGGCTGTCCCTTGAAGTAGGAGGCTCCAGGGTAGGGCTCGTACTCAACAGGCTTCGGCTTCGAGGACGGAGCCTTGCCGGGCACCTTCAGCTTGTCACCAGGATGGATGGTGTAGGGAGCCTTGAGGCTGTTGACCTTGGCCAGATCCCCCCAGTCCACCTTCAGCTTCTTGCCGATGCCCGAGAGAGTGTCACCGGCAAGGACCGTGTACTCCTCCCCAACAGGCTTGGGTGTAGCCGGCTTCTGGGGGTTGGCCGGCTTGGGCTTGCCTGCCAGGACTGCGTCAATGTCCTCTCGGACATCGTCCATGTCCATCATGGTTCCCGACTTGTAACCAGGGTCCCACTTACCGGGAGAACCGGACTCTCCATGACCGATGACGGAGTACTGGTTCCATCCGTGGAATTCCAGTACGCACGCGGAAAGCTTCAGAAGAGTCTTGTACTGCGCGTCAGTCATTTCATGTGAACCGCTGTACCAAATTTCGACACCATAGAAGTGCCTGTTGAAGTCGGTGTTCGACTCGTTGTCCACGGGAGCGGGACGCTCATCAATCACCGCGTCCAGGACGTCATCGTCACCGGAGCCGGCGTGATTTGCACGGCCCCAGCCGATCAGATGCACCGTGCCGTCCTGAGCCAGGCCGAAATGGCAGAGCGGGCCAGGAAGCCCGCTGATGCCGTTGTAGAGAAGTGCACGCTGGTCCTTGTTATCAGAACCAGTGTGGTGGACCATGAAGCCGTGTACGGGCCCCCAAGGGCCCTTGTGGTTTCGATTGTGGCTGTCCCAGTTCTTGTACTCCTTGAAGGGGACATCCCACTTCTTGAGCTGATCCTTGATCTGGGACGGGGTCATAGGTGTAGCCATTAAAGCCCCCTGTTTATCCGGAGTTCATCAAGCTTCTCGGGGTCGAGAGCAGACAGGACAGCTACGAGGGTCCTCGTCTGCTTCTTAAGCTCCTCAAGTTCGTGCTTCACACCCTCCAACTCATTGATTAGCCGGTCAGCACGGCTCTTCTGAGCCTCGGCTTCTTCCTTCCAGGAGTTGGCCGCTTCCTGCCAGACCTTGGCTGTGTTGGCACGAGTCGAATTGGTTCGGATCTGAGCAACGATTAAAGCGATGGCGCCGGCGACGCCTGCAAGCGGGCCGCCGTAAGAGCTGAGAATTTCAAGCATGGGCTGGGGTTCCCCCTCCATTTGGCCTCCGCACGGGAGTCGGATTCACTGACCACCAACTGCCGTATGTGACTCGCGCGAAGGCATGACAAAGGGGCCCTGGTACACAGGGCCCCTTCTAGTGGTCGGTTAGCTCATCAGAAGCGGAGTGATGTGACTTGCCATGTGGGCGTATCCTGTGTCAGAAAGATGGACACTGTCTGTTCCCGTCTGGCCCACGTTATTAGCATCGCCCCAGTAACCGAGGCTGTTCCAGTAGTTCCACGAGTTCCGACCGAGAGTCCAGATGTCTACAAGGGCAGCATTGAAGGCTTCTGCTAGCCCTCGGGCCCGGATGGCGTAGTCCTGATACACGTAATTCGTCACGTCGTGCTTACCCAAGTGAGGTAGTACGAACATGATGTCCGTGGCTCCATTGTTGGCGGCTCGGACTTCAGTCAGATACTTCGTCACGTTGTTGGACCACACGTCACCAGAAACGTTGGCCGCCGCATCGTTGGGGCCTGCCGTAAAGATGAGGAGGTCACAGGGATTCGAGCTTCCGCCGTTCCAACTGGACCCCAGAGTCAGACTGTTGGCGTAAGTGCTGGAAGAAGCCCCTGCCTTCGCGTTGTTGTCCACCACAACACCAGTGCTATTTTCACCGGAGACACCACACACGCTGAGGTTCTGGCCGGCACCTGATGTAGTTCCGTTCCAGGTCACGACAACCGTGTGCTCTACATCAGTAAGACCGGTGACCGAGGTGACCTGAATATTCGAAGCCGTAATTCCGCTGTCCGCTACAGGGACAGCGACTCCTCCGTCAATAGCGTAGGTGTATCCGGCTCGGGCTCCATTGCCCGATACCGTATAAATCTTGACGGAAGTTCCCTTGACCTTGAATGTGATGCTGGAACCAGTAGTGTCCGTGTAGAGGTACGTGGCACCAGGACCGTAGAGGCTTCCCCCCAGAGTCCACGTGCCCGTAGTAGTGGCCATGCATCCGGCAGCCGTCCAGGCTGCCACTGCGGCGGCATCAGCTCCACTGTTCAGCTTGACCGCGGAACGGGAGACCGAGAAGAACCCGCTGCCTCCGTCTCCATACTTGCTCTGTAGTTCCGTCCGGGTATTACCAACCCAACCTCCTGTGTGGAGGTTGGAGGCGTAGAAGCCTTGGGAGGCAGACCCACCTACAACAAGAATCTTAGCCTTGCCCCCGGATGCAACCGAATCCCTCTTGGCCCTCCAGAACTCACCCCAACCAGGTGGCACATAGACACCCTTGGAGGCGTAGCCGCTGCTGGAGGAGAGGGAGTGCGGAACTCGGTCTTCGGAGTAGTTGTTGCCCGCAACCGTAGTGATCTCAGTGAACCGAACTCGTTCGTTTACGCCCTCCTCATACAGGCCCGCGGTGAAGCCGTGCAAGTACGCACCCACGACGTTCACGTCTCGTGCGTTGGAGACCCTAACCCCGTACTCAGGGGAGGTGTTGGCTGTGCCTCCGTCGTCCGTGCCCACATAGCAGCCGAGGGACGAGATGATGACGGGAGCCCTGTTCAGCAGAGCCAAGCCGGCGTAACCACCCCCACCGGGGCCGCCATTGCGGCCATCCCGTCTCGTGTTGAGGGAGTTGATGATGAAGGGAGCGTTACCACTTGCATCAATCCGCACACCATCCCAGCCATTTCGGTCCGTACTACAGGCATCCATAGTCATGGACCCAGAGCCGGGCCAGTTGCCCCAATCTCCAGTCAGGTGGAAACCATAGTTCCCGTTCCATTCTGCCCTGGAGTTCGTGACAAGAGTGTTGGCACAGTTGATGAGCTTGAAGCCCGTGGACCAGCAGCCAATGACCTGACAGTCATCCAAGGTCAGATCGGTGTTCCGCTCAAAGGACATACCGTTCACATGACAGTTATCCACCATGACCGAGTGAAGACGCCAGGAGTAGGGCCACTCACCACCAGCATTGCCCGCGGTGACGATACCGTTGTTGGGCATCTGGCGAACACAGAAGTCCCTCAAGACAACGTTCTGAACGTTGCCCTTAGCATAAAGACCGTCAAGACTGCCAGTCGTCTTGGAGCCGTCAAGCATGAGGTTGACAATGCGCTGTTCGCCATTGATGGCGGGATGCTCTCCGTCATCGTCACCAATGATGTTGATCATTGCACCAGTGGTGAATGTCGGAGCGGCCCGGAGGTAACAGGCCCACTCATCACCGACCATGCCAGGACCAACCATCAGGTTCGAGTGTGACCCCTGAAGGGTCACACCACGAGGCAGGTCAATAGGCTGAGCAGTCTGATAGATACCCGGAGGGAAGTAGACAACTCCGCCGTAACCCGCGGAGTCGACGGCAGCCTGAATAGCTGTGGTGTCGTCCGTGACACCATCGCCCTTGGCCCCGTAAGTGGCTGACTTGACGTTCAGCCACTCCGTGGAGCTTGCCCCGCTTCCCAGGGAACTAGGGATCTGGGCAGTTCGAAGCTTTCCAGTGGAATCAAGAGTAGCAAGGCCACCAGGAACACCCTTCTGAGCATTCAGTTCAGCAATGGCCCCCTCCTTGGACCCGTGCGGATCAACCGCGTTGAGGTGCTGAGAAAGAGCACCGGATGTATTCACCGGAGTCATGGCCACACGGCCGGCCCCAAAGTCGGCATAGACAAGGTCCACCCCATCAGGACCATAAAAGTGCTCCACCATGCCCTGTCCGTTGGAGGTGAGTCCGGTCATGGGGTTTCCGGATGAATCCTGAAGGTCGGTAAGCTGAAGCGCTTCAGCTCCAGGACCGTTCCACACGATGCCTGTAGCACTAGCAATTCGGGAGCCGTCGATGTCCTCTGCCACATCAGCAGCAGAGCCACCAAAAAGATTTCGAGCCATGAGGCCCCCTTCTAGTCAAATATGTTGGTCTCGTACGTCCCTGTCACAGTTAGAAACGACTTACCAGGGATGGCCTTGAGGCCATCAAGCCCCTCAGTGAGACTTTTGGTGTTCGTGTAGTAGAGGAAGCACCGATTGTCCGCACTGCCAGAAGTTCGGCCCGGAACTTCCATGTAGTTGGGAAGAGAGTCTCTACGCTCCGGGTTCTCCAAGAATCCGTGAAACAGACCACGACTTTTAACACTGGCTGCTATAGGAAGAGTAATCCCGATAATCCACCCGTCTCCAGAAGGAGTGACAGCCTTGGTGGAGGTGTTGTTGATCTGGACCGAAACATGGACTACACCAGGTGCTACATACCTGTAGTAGCCCTTGCGGTTGGCTGAGGAAGGCTTATTGCTGACAGTGAATACGTCAGGGGTGTACTCCCTGCGCTTGCCAAGGTGTCGGGTGATGAAGGTCCCATCCCGACCACTGAAGAACTCCTGTTGGGAGTCTCCCCCGTTGTTATTGCTGTCCATGTCATAGACAAAGTTGCCTTGAGGGCCTCCGTCCGAAATAGGTTCAGCTCCCCAAGGAACGTAAGTACTTCCAGGGCCGTCATAACGCCGGCGATCACTCAGGCTCCGACCACCGTTGTTCTTGCCTACCCAGATCCTCCATAGAGGCATCTCCCAGACGCCTCCCGGTGTACGCTGAACCGTAGGTTCGACTGGATTTGTAGCAGCCTGACCAGTCTTGATTGCGAGATTAGCTGAACCAATAGCCATGTCGAGGCGGAGGACTAGCAAGTCATACCTGTCTGTGGCTCCGGAGTTGGTTGGTGCTGAGAAGGTCAGAAGCGCGTCATTCTTGTAATAGAAGCCCCCGACCCAAGCGGCTCCTGGCTGAACCACAATGTCTGAACCAGAAATTTCCGCATGGAGCGGAAGGGCATCACTGGTGTATGTAGTCTCAGTAAGCTGGAAGTCAATCCGATCAGGCCCCCAGAGATGGGACATGTTCTGCCATTCGACCTGGGAGACCATCTCTGATCCACCACCAGCAGAGGCCGCAGCAAACGGGTAGCTGATTTCTGCCATTTCACATCCTCGCTTCCAGCTTGCGCAGCTTTTCTCTCATCTCGAACACGGACTTGTAGAGGTTCAAGGGATCGTTTGTTCCTTGCTCCCCGATCTTCGGGGCGACCGTGTGTGCGTTTCCCCCGTCATCAACAGTGATGGTGACCTCCCGTACCATGTCCACATATTCAGTGCCGTCGATATCAACCGTCACCAGATCACCAACAAAGTAGTCACGGCCAAATTTGACCTGCTCTGTGTCAATGGGATAGATCTGGAAATTGCCCGACTTCTCACCCTCCTTGAGAACCTCGTCCGCGGCCTGTTCCACCACGTCCAGGTAGTAATCCACAGCAACGGGCTTGGCTGCATTGATCGCGTCCACCACAGCGTCATACTCGACGTCATGGTTTCCGCCCGGATCACTTTCCTCGGCTGCCTCGTAGGCTTCCTTGGCATCTGCGAGTTCCTGAGTCCATTCCCCTCCCCCAGGAGCCGTACCGATGTCCTCCCACCCGTTCTCTTGAATGGTGGTGACAAGCTCGGGCTGCCCCGTCTTGGACGTCCTGAGAGGGACGTCCCTGCGGTCTACAAAGGACTCGATCTGAAGAGCCCACTCCGCCTCAGATACGGAATCAATCTTCTGCCAGATGTAGCGTTCCTTGCCCTCGCCCTGGCAGGCGACAATGACTCTGGTCACCTTCGGAGCTGACAGGGTCCAGACGTACTCACGGAGGTTCCCCAGCTCGGGGGAGAAGCGGATCTCCTTGGAGAGATCCCGCGGTTCGTAAACGTCCAGGTCAATAGTTTTGGTGTTGGGGTTGTATAGGAGTCTCCACCCCGTCTTCTTGTCTACGCACCACGAGGAGAACTTCTCTCCCAGCACGTCATACCTAAGTGTGTCTGCCCTTGGTGTTCCGAAGTCCGGCTGAGCACCCGAGTTGAACCCCGTAGCCCTGCGATCAGCCAAGGCCGTAGGCCCTAGTGACGCCTCCAGCTCCCTCCAGATGAGGAAACTCGGCTTCTGAGCAACGATCCTGGAGTCGTTCTTTGACTTGTACTGCTGCGCAATGGGCACAGCCGGGTCAGGGAATGCCAGCCGGCTGTAAGCCA